AACCAGCACAACTTCCACGCTGATTGCTACGGGATCAAAAGTTTTTACAACAAATCTCAGCGCATCTGCAACGGCATTTGGCGTTGGAACTCGTGTGCGCGTTGCATCTTCGGCCTCGCCTACAAACTTCATGGAAGGCCCAATTACTGTTTACACAACTACCAGTATGACAGTTGGTGTTGATTTCATTGGTGGTTCTGGCACTTTTGCCTCTTGGAACATTTCCGTCATAGGTTCAGTTGGCGCAACCGGCGCAACGGGGTCTACTGGGCCTACTGGTCCAACTGGAGCTACCGGGGCTGCTTCTTCTGTGACTGGTCCAACTGGTGCCACCGGCGCAACGGGCGCTGCCTCGTCTGTCACAGGCCCAACTGGTGCAACAGGAGCAACCGGAGCTACTGGGGCGGCGTCGTCTGTGACTGGCCCAACTGGGCCTACTGGTGCTACTGGAGCCGCCTCTTCGGTTACAGGTCCTACGGGTGCGACTGGTGCCACAGGTGCTGCATCTTCAGTTACTGGTCCTACTGGTCCTACGGGTGCGACGGGTGCTGCGTCCTCTGTCACAGGTCCCACAGGTGCAACAGGTGCCACGGGCGCAACTGGCGCAGCCTCTTCGGTTACTGGTCCTACCGGAGCAACCGGTGCAACCGGAGCAACCGGTGCAGCATCATCCGTAACTGGCCCCACCGGTCCTACGGGAGCAACGGGTGCTGCGTCCTCTGTCACAGGTCCCACAGGTGCAACAGGTGCCACAGGTGCCACTGGCGCTACGTCTTCTGTTACTGGTCCTACCGGAGCAACCGGTGCAGCATCATCCGTAACTGGCCCCACCGGCGCAACAGGCGCGACAGGGGCTGCTTCTATTGTCGCTGGTCCTACAGGGCCAACCGGTGCAACCGGCGCGACAGGTGCAGCTTCAACTGTTGCCGGTCCAACCGGCCCTACCGGTGCTACTGGGCCTACTGGCGCAACTGGCCCAACTGGATCTATTTACCCAACTGGCGGCTCGCCTGATCGTATTTTTTACGAAAATCAGCAAACAATAACAACGAACTACACAATCACCACCAGCTATAATGCAATGACTGCTGGTCCTGTCACCATCAACAGTGGAGTCACTGTTACTGTTCCGTCAGGCAGTACCTGGTCAATTATATAGTCAGCAAAGGGCAAGAGGGGGGTCTCATGCTACCAATCATTGTCTGTTGCAACACAGACAAAAACATCAGCGTTCTTGAGGCTTCCATAAAATCTTATGCGCCAGAAGCAGATCTGCTTCGCTACGGGTTCTCTGGCTCGTCTTTTGGCGAGAGCTACAACGCAGCCATGGATGAGGCGTTTTTGTCTTATGATGAGCTAATCATCGCTAATGACGACGTTGTCCTAACTCCATCTACTATGGCTGAGTTTATGTCTGACATTCAAGGTCTAAAAGCCTGGAACAGTAACACCCTTGGCATGGTTGCTACCTATTCCAATGAAGTTCGGGCAGTTCAGAACATACGCTATAATGATAGAGTTTTGCGCAATCTTAACTGTGTGTCTCCAATATTTGCTTATCTTAGCAAAGCTGCGTACCGTACTGCACCATTTCCTCCCCTGAATTGGTATTCAGATGATGTCATGTGTGAGGATTTGATCGCTGCTGGCTTCTACAACTATGTCTCAAAAGCCTATGTTCACCATGTTGGCTCTGCCACGATTGGTCACGACCATAATGCTTTGACAGAAGCCGCCAAACCATGGATTAAGGAAAACAGGCCGCACTACTACAGCAAATGGTTCTGAGGGGGACTGAACATGAAGATTTGCGTATATGCCATCAGCAAAAATGAAGCTAGCTTCGTCAAGCAGTTCTGTGAGTCTGCAAAAGACGCAGATCTCATCCTCATTGCCGACACTGGAAGCACAGACAACACAGTTGAATTGACTCGTGAGTGCGGAGCAACGGCTTACGACATATGCATTTCTCCGTGGCGGTTTGACCTAGCTCGCAATGCGGCCCTTGCTCTTGTTCCACGTGACTTTGATGTCTGCATCAGCTTGGACCTAGATGAGGTGCTTGAGACTGGGTGGCGTGAAGAAGTTGAGCGCGTCTGGGAGGCGGGTGTGACCACTCACATGCGATATTTGTTTGACTGGAGTAACGGACTAAAATTTCATTCTGAAAAAATACACGCAAGACATGGGTACAAATGGCATCATCCTTGCCATGAAGTATTGAGAATGAGCTGTGACTTTCAAGAAGTTTGGGCCAACACTGGGATGCTCCTTGTCACGCACAAGCCTGACCCAACGAAAAGCAGGGGGTCATATCTTGGATTGTTGGAGCTATCCGTCAAGGAAGACCCGTCTTGCCAGCGCAATGCCTTCTACTACGCCAGAGAACTGAGTTTCTATGGCCGGTGGCAGGAAAGCATTGATATGTGCAAAAAGTACCTAGCAATGCCTACGGCAACCTGGGATCACGAACGCTCATATGCTTATCGCGTCATTGGGCGCAGTTATCGTGAGCTTGGCAACAGCATTGAGACTGAAAAAGCTTTTCACATGGCGGCAGTTGAAGTTCCTCATATTCGGGAACCTTGGTACGAATTGGCACACTTATGTTACCTTCAAAGCCGGTGGGAAGAGTGCTTTGCCTACGCTATGCGAGGGCTAAAGATCACCTTTCGGGAAAACGTATACACCTCTGAATCAATCGTTTGGGGGTATCAGTTGCATGATTATGCCGCTATCGCTGCATGGCGCTTAGGATTGTATGACATTGCAATTGAGCAAGGGAGACTTGCTATTGCATTTGAGCCAGAAGATGTTCGCCTAAAGCAAAATATGGAGTACTATGAAGAGAGCAAGTTGGCATCAACTTTAGCTGTAGCAGCCGAATGATGAGGTTTGACCTTGTGGATCAGTCAACTATCAACATGGTTTTTGGGGCCATTCTAGCAGTGTCCGGCTGGTTTTTTCGGATATTATGGGAAGCAGTGCAGACCTTGAAAGACAATCTTCACAAGATTGAAGTTGATTTGCCCGTAAACTACGTCCGAAAAGACGATCTTGACAAGCGCATGGATCACATTGAAACGATGTTCCAACGCATCTATGACAAGCTTGATGGGAAGGCAGACAAATGAGTACGACTGAAGAGAAACAGGAAAAGATTGCCCTTGAGATGGCCGCAAGCGCCAGCAAAGGCGCACTAGTTGAAAAAATCACTTTTGCCGGTATCCCAATTTTGTTCTCTTGCGTTGTCTATTTGATGAGTGCCCTGTCTAACGCCAACAACGAAATCATCCAAATCAAATCCAAGATCGCAGTTGTGGTAAATGCCGACAACAAGGCGATCCCGCCGCAGGGCACGACCATTGACATGGCTCAGATCAGGGAAGCTTTGAGCGACAAGATTGAAAAGGTCGAGCGTGAGGCGGCGCTTGCTCGCGCAGCCATGACGCTTGATCGTGAGCGTTCAATGTCTGCGATAGAAAAATCTCGCATGGACATGAATACAGACGCAGCTATGGCCCGTGCTTCCATACGTTTTGATGTTGCTCAGATGGTGGCAGCAATAGATAAGCGCCTCACGTTGCTGGAGAAAGACAGATGAGCTTGCTTGATCAATTTGGGCCTCTGCTTGGTCAGATAGCCCCGACCATTGCGACTGCATTGGGTGGCCCCTTGGCGGGGATTGCTGTCAAAACACTGTCTGCCGTTCTTTTGGGCCATGAAAATGGTTCGGAGGATGATGTAAAGGCGGCAATGTCAAATGCATCCCCCGACCAGCTTGTAGCCCTGAAGAAAATTGACGCAGACTTCAAGGCGCACATGAAGGAACTGGACATTGATCTTGAGCGCATTGCTGCCGGGGATCGTGACAGCGCCCGTCAGATGCAGCGCGAAACCAAAGATTGGGTTCCCAAGCTTTTGGCAATTGTCATTACAGTTGGGTTTTTTGGTATCTTGGTTTGGATGCTGGTGATGGGGATGCCGCAGACGGGCACGGAGGCGCTCCTAATGATGTTGGGCGCCTTGGGGACGGCGTGGACCGGCGTGGTCAACTTCTACTACGGCTCGTCCGCCGGATCTAAGGCCAAGAACGACCTCCTTGCTGCAAAGGACAAGTGACATGCAAGAGAATTGGGACGTCAGCTTTGAGATGGTGCTGGCCCACGAAGGCGGCTACGTCAACGACCCTCGCGATCCGGGTGGGCGCACGAACTTGGGCGTCACGCAGAGGGCGTGGGAGTCGTATGTCGGGTATCCTGTGAACGAAGAGTTCATGCGCGCCTTGACGCCATTCATCGTCAAGCCCTTCTACAAGGCTATGTATTGGGACAAGATCAAGGGCGACCAGCTCCCCAATGGCGTGGACTATGCGGCCTACGACTTGGCGGTGAACTCCGGCGTGGGCAGGGCGGCGAAGTTCTTGCAAGAGATTGCTGGCGTCCTCGTTGATGGGTCTTTGGGGCCAAAGTCCATGGGCGCCATCAGGGAGTGCGACCCCGAGCAGGTGGTTGACGCCCTCTGCGACATGCGCCTCGACTTCCTCAAGCGGCTGCCGACCTTTGAGACGTTTGGGAAGGGATGGAGCCGTAGGGTTGCGGAGGTCAAGCTTGCGGCAACCAGTATGGCGTAAAGAAGCTTGTGGTGTTATAGTCTCTGCGTCTTGGAGTTTCTAACATGACCACCGGCCTCAATTACGCACAGTATGTCACTCAAATCGCGACAATGGCTGTCGTTTCAGAGACCGATTCCGCTTTTCAGAACATCCTGACGCAGATGATCACCTATTCTGAAAACCGGATGTATCGTGATCTTGACTTCCTGTTCACTTCCGCTTCGTCAACGGCTTACAGCTTGACTGTTGGAAGCAGGGTTTTGAATGTTGACGCTGAGACGTTTCCATACGGGACTTTGGTTGTTCCAGAGCAGATCAATGTGATCACTCCAGCGGGAACAAGTAATCCAGATTCTGGCAATCGAGTTCCGCTTTTGCCAACAACAAAAGAATTTTTGGATGCTTGCTACGGGTCCGGTCTTTCCGCCAATCGCTCCGTTCCTCAGTATTGGGTTCCGTTTGACAATTACACTTTTTTGGTTGGTCCCTATCCAGACGCCAGCTACAGCGTTGAAATTGTTGGAACATATCGTCCGCAATCTTTGGGATACTTGCCGCCTGTTTCGTCTGCTTCTTCTGGTGGAACAATCGTCTTCAGTGCAGCGCATGGCCTGTCTACGGGGAACACAATAACGCTCTACAATTTTGCGCCTTCTGGCTGGAATGCGTCTTTTGTAGTGACGGTGACAAACTCAACAACGGTGGTTGTGTCTACGTCTGCCATAACCGCTACCACAATTGGGACAACGGCATCCGCTGGTTCCACCACATTCATCAGCCTTAATCTGCCTGATATCATGATTATGGCTTCCATGATCTACATCAGCGCCTATCAACGCAACTTTGGCAGGGCAAACGACGATCCTCAGATGGCTATTACCTACGAAAGCCAGTATCAGGCCCTCTTGAAGAACGCGATGGTGGAGGAGAACAGAAAGAAGTTCGAAGCCGCTGGCTGGTCTTCTCAGTCCCCGTCGCCTATTGCTTCACCGACAAGGGGCTAACCCATGCCCCATAACTCCTTCAAGCTTATCCCAGGCGTTGATCAGAACAAGACCCCGGCCCTTAATGAGGCTGCGATCTCTGAAAGCCAGCTTATACGGTTTATCCCGGATCGGACGATTGGCGGCTTGGTTCAAAAGCTTGGTGGCTGGCTGAAGTATCCGTCATTGTCAGCGAGCTTTATCGGCTCAATTGTGCGCTGTCTGTGGGGATGGGAAGACACCAATTCAAACTCATATCTTGCCGTTGGTGCGGTGGGCCAGGGTGATATCACTGTCACTGGAGCAAGTGGCAATGGAGTAACTGCAACCTTAACCTATATCGGCCCCTTTGTTTTTCATATTGGCAAAGGCATAATCGTGTCTGGCATAGATCCGGCTGGATATAACGGGACATATATCGTTACAGGGGCAACCCCAACATCTGTATCATATGCCAGCACGGAAATTGGAGCATATGTCTCCGGCGGCACGGTCACTGGCGGGGGCGGCTCATTGGAGATTGTCACCAATGGTGGCATCAATGACATTACACCTCAAAAAACAACTGTAGATGTGCCAGTTAACTTTTCTACAACTGCAAGTAGCCCTATTGTAACAATTACGGATGTAGACAGTAACATAGACGTTCATGATGTTGTTGATATCCAGACGCAGGTTAGCGTGGGCGGTTTGGTTCTATTTGGTCAGTATCCCTGCACAAATCTTACCGTAGATACGTATGCAATCACTGCAACAGATGCTCTTGGTGCGCCTAAAAATGCAACATTTAGCACAACAACAAAAGTTGTTACCGGGGCGTCTGGCACAGGCTCATTGGCTACTTTAACATATGCCGCTTCATATACGTTTGAAATCGGTAGCACCATTACCATTACCGGGGTAAACCCTGCCGGGTACAACGGAACCTATCTTGTCTACTCCTCAACTTCGACAAGTGTCACATATGCCAGTTCTGAATATGGGGCCTATGTGAGCGGCGGAAGCATCACTAATACGGGGCAAGTTCCACTTTATGAAACGACAAACGGCAGCAGCTTTGTTGTGGTTATGTTGTCAGATCATGGGTATTTAGTCGGTGATGTTTTCCCTGCTTTAGTAGCCACAACCATTGGCAACAGCGACATAACACTCTACGGCAATTACACCGTTTTAAATGTGTACAATGCTGCGCAGTTTCAAATATCGGCAGGGAACACCGCCACAGCATCAACAACATCTTTTGAAAATTCTGACTTTGTCAGGTTTGTTTACCATAATGGCGTAGGGCCAAGCACTCCTGCGCTTGGATATGGTAAAGGACCTTACGGCGCAGGCGGATACGGCACTGGCGCATCTTCGCCTGACAATACGGGCGTTCCCATCAATGCTATTGATTGGACCTTGGATAACTGGGGTGGCTATTTGCTGGCAAACCCATTGGGTGGACCAATTTACCTTTGGAACCCAGCTTCTGGAGCTCCTATAGGGCAGATAATAGCTAATGCACCCCCCGCCAATAATGGAATATTTGTTGCTATGCCGCAGCAACAGATCATTGCGTTTGGCAGCACATTCACCGGATTTGTAGATCCAATGCTGATCCGCTGGTGCGATGTTGGCGACTATGAGAGTTGGATTCTTAGCCCAACCAATCAGGCAGGCGATTACCGCATACCCAAGGGTTCTCGTATTGTGCAGGGTATCCAAGCTGGTCAACAGGGTTTGTTTTGGACGGACCTTGGCATTTGGGCCATGCAGTACGTTGGGCTCCCGTATGTATATCAGTTCAACGAGCTTGGGAATGGCTGCGGTTTGATAG